GCGACGCGGTGGCCAAGTGGATCGGCGTGGACGACCGCGAGCGCATGCAGGTGCGCTACCGCTACGCGCAGCTGCGCGGGCCGTGGTCGGTGCGCATCGAGTTCGGCGAGCCCGTGGTGGGCGCGCAGTACGTGCTGGAGGCAATGGAATGAGCGCGATGGATGACCTGCGACTGTTCAGGCGCACCGACCTGTGCGACACGAAGGGGCGGCAAGGGTTGCTCGGTGTGTCCGAGGCGACATTTGACCGCTGGGTTGCAGCGGGCACCTTCCCCCAGCCGATACGCATCGGGCCGCGCTTGGTCAGGTGGCCTGCGCGCGTTGTTCGTGAGTGGATCCGCCAACAGCAGGCCATCGAGTGAAACGCGCAAGCGAGCGGCGCACATCGCTCGCAACGAGAACGGAGAACGACATGCACACGGCAACCGTGAACGGACTGCTATCGGACACCGTGGACCTGCCCAACAGAGGGACGATGAGCAAGGTCGACAAGTTCGGCTGGCGGATGAAGGACGCCCCGGGGCGCTTCTCGATGTTGAAGAAGAACATCCTCAAGGTGAACGAGGCCTACCAGCGCGGGCTGGACAACGACCGCGCCAACGGCATCGCGCAGAGCTTCATGTGGGCGGCGTTCGGCACGCTGTCGGTGATTCATCGCGACGGTCAGTTCTGGGTCTTCGACGGCATGCACCGTCTGGCCGGGGCGATGAAGCGTTCGGACGTCAACACGGTGCCGTGCATGATCTACGAGGCTGCGACGCTTTCGGCCGAGGCCGAGGCCTTCGTGGTCAGCAACAACGCGCGCAGGCTGGTGGGCGTGGCCACGCGCCACAAGGCCGGCTTGCTGTACGACGAGCCGCTTGCCCTGGCTGTCAACGAGCTGCTGCAGCAGCACAACCTGCATGTGGGCGAGAGCGGGGCGGCCGGCAGTGTGCAGTGCATCGCGGCGATGCGCCGCCTGATGCTCAGCAAGCGCGAGCTGCTGCTGCGCGTGTTCCCGCTGGTCGTGCAGCTATGTGAAGGCCGGCGGCTTCACGAGCGGCTGCTCACGGCCCTGGTGTACATCGAGGAGCATGCGCTCGATGGCGCCTCGATCATGGAGCAGCCGTTTCACGCGCGCGTGCTCAGCCGTGGCTACGAGCCGCTGCTGCAAGGCGCGAACAAGCACGCGCTGATCGCGGGCAAGGGTGGTCCCAAGACGTGGGCCGCCGGTGTGGTGGAGGTGCTCAACAAAGGCGCTCGCCTGCGCCTGCGCATGAAGACCTCGCAGGACATCGAAGAGTGAAAGGACAGCGCGCCATGAGCGAACACGAGCCGGACGTCGAGCGCCGCCGCACCGAGCCGCGCAACCCACGCGCCGACATCATGGTCGGACTCGCCTTCCTGGCGGTGATCCTCATCGCCGCGCTGCTGTCGCTCGGCGCGGTCGATGGCAACACGGCAGCGGGTGGCTTCTTGATTGCTGTGGGTGGAATGTTTGCACGCAATATCGGCACGGCATTCGATTTCGAATTCGGCAGCTCGCGTGGCGACAAGGAAAAGGACAACGTACTTGCCGCCGCTCAACGTCGAAGGACAGCACCATGAGTTTGTCGGATTGGTTCTATGAATTGGGGGGGAAAGTGTTGTACGAAAAATTGAATCTGCGTCTCAACGAATTGAAGGAATTGATCATGGCCACGAAAGAGGAAGTGCTCGAAACACTGCAGGGCATTCACACCCTGCTGCAAGAAGTCGCCAGCGAGACCGATGCATCGCTGGCGAAGATCACCGAGCTGGAAGCGCTCGTCGCGCAAGGTGGGGTGAGTCAGGAAATCGCCGACAAGGTCGCGGAGATTCGCGAGAGTCTGCAGGTGGTCGCCGACAAGGTGCCCAACGCGGTCGAGCAAGTCTCCGACATGACCTGAGCCAGGGTCGATGGCGGTGAGACCACAAACCCTCCGCCTATCAAAAGGGAGAACGACATGCTGAGCTTGATCTTTCTCGTTGCAGCCCTGGTGCTGTTCATCGTCGCGGCGCTGGGCGTGCCGGCCGGGCGCATCAACCTGACCGCTGCAGGCCTTGCCTGCTGGGTGGCCGCCAACATGGTGGGCAAGGTGTAGTCATGGCCGCGCCGGGCGAGCTGCTGCGCAAGCAGCACCAGTTCGCGCGCATGGTCGCGCAGCTCATCGCCAAGGCGAACGAGATGGGCTACGACGTCACGCTGGGCGAGGCGTGGCGCTCGGAGTTCGAGGCGGTGCGGCTGGCCAAGAACAAGCTGGGCATCAAGCGCAGCCTGCACTGTGACCGGCTGGCCATCGACTTGAACCTGTTTCGCGGCGGCATCTACCTGCGCGACACCGAGTCGCACCGCGCGCTCGGGCAGTGGTGGGAATCGATGGGCGGCTCATGGGGCGGCCGCTTCAACGACGGCAACCACTACTCGCTCGAATTCGAGGGGCGGCGATGAGCGCGGCCGAGGACAGCCTGCTGTTCGAGGCCCGCCTGGACGACACCGACTCGGTGGCCCCATACACCGAGGAGGTGGAAGAGGCGATCAGCCGCGCGAGCCTGTGGCGCGCCGGCAGGCCCATGGGCGGCGACCCCTACGAGGTGTGCTTGGTGCTGCTCGGCGAAGTCGAGCGGCTGCACACCCTCATCGACAACCAACACGGAGAGCACCATGCGTGACCACCTCCTGGGCCATGCGCCCATTGCCGAGCTGACGGCCGACTACGCCGAGTACGACCCGGCCGAGCCGTTCGACCGCTACGACGCGCCGTGCCTGCAGCCGCTGGGCATCTCACGCCGCGTGCGTGCCATCTGGGAAAGCCGGTGCGTCATGCCCCGGCCCGACCCGAAGCTGCACCTCTTCGAGACCGGCAACTGGCCCTACCCCGACGGCACGCACGACCCCTGCCCGCGCAAGCTGTCGGCCGAGGGCACCGCGATGGTCGCCGAGCTGACCAGCCGGCTGGCCGCCAGCGACGCCCTGCGCGGCCGCATCCTGGGCCCGCTGTGACACCAGACCACCAGCTCGGCTCCCTGCTCGGGCGCTGGCACCAGTGGCGCCGCGCGTACTCGCACGAGCGTGGCTACGCGCGTGCCGCACTGGATGCCGCGCCTTCGTTCGAAGACAGCGACGAGCTGGAGTCGATGCAAATGCGCGCAATCGACACGGCAGTGGAGTCGATGCCTTTCGACATGCAGATCGCGCTGCAGCACATCGCGCGTGCTGAGTGCATGGGCGTGGAGGTGCTGTTCATCGGGCGCATGCCCGCCGACAAGGCTGCGCGCGAGTCGCTGATCGAGCGCGCGCAGCGCGAGCTGTACGCCAAACTGTTGCGCATGGGAGTGGTCTAGGCCAGAATGCGCCCCCGTGGGGGTTGGTGTGTCAGCAGTCCCGCCCCCGCCCAACAGCCACCTTCGGGTGGCTGTTGCCTTTCTGGAGTACCCCCATGACAGCACGAGCCCCACGCAAGAAGGTGGGCGGGCGCCAGCGTGGGACGCCGAATAAGGTCAGCAAGGCGACGATCAGCAAGGACATCCGGCTGCAGACGCTCACCGCGCTGAACTTCGTGGGCGGCGTGCAGTTCCTCGTGCGGCAGGCCCGCAAGAAGAACAACGCCCCGTTCATGGCGCTGCTGGGCAAGTGCCTGCAGCAAGACGACGGCACCGGCGACGCCAACGTCCGCTTCATCGTGCAGACGATCAACGTGACGGGCGGCCCCGTGCCCGGCGTGCTCAACAGCCCCGTGGTCGAGCACGTGCAGCCGCCCCTGCGCCTCGCCTCCAACGGTGGCCACGTGGTCGAGACCATCGAGCCCGAAGACGATGCCGACTGATCTGGTCATCGACGGCGGGATGGTGCCGCGCCACTACCAGCTGCCGTACATGTCGGCGATGGACCGTGGCTGCAAGTTCGCGGTCTGGGTCATGCATCGACGCGGCGGCAAGGACCGCACCGCGCTGGCGCAAGCGTGCAAGCAGGCTTTCCAGCGCACGGGGCTGTACTGGCACTGCCTGCCCACGCTCAAGCAAGGCCGCAAGGTGGTGTGGGACAACATCACCAGCGAGGGCAAGAACCTGGTTCACCAGACCTTCCCGCCCAACCTCGTCAAGCGCAGGCTCGAAGACGAGATGAAGCTGGAGCTGATCAACGGCTCCATCGTGCAGGTGGTCGGCGCGGACAACTTCAACTCGCTGGTGGGCGCCTCGCCGGTGCACGTGACCTTCAGCGAGTGGAGCTTGACGGACCCGCGCGCGTACGACTTCGTGCGCCCGATCCTGCGCGAGAACAACGGCAGCGTGTCGTTCATCTACACGCCTCGCGGCTACAACCACGCGTTCAAGACCCTGGAGGTGGCCAAGAAGCTGCCCGGCGCCTTCACCGCTGTGATGAGCATCCGCGAGACCGGCGTGCTCAGCGAAGCGGACATGGAGCTGGAGCGCGCGCAGGACATGCCCGAGGAACTGATCCAGCAGGAGTACTACTGCGACTTCAGCAGCGCCAACGTGGGCGCCATCGTCGGGCGCTACATCAACCTCGCCGAGCGCGATGGGCGCGTGAACGCCGATGCCACGTGGAGCCCGGGCTCGAGGATCGTGGTGTCGTGCGACCTGGGCTACCGCGACGCGGCGGCGTTCTGGTTCTGGCAGCTCAAGCTCGGCGGCTTCGACCTCGTGCACTACGAGGAAGGCTCCGGCCTGGACGCCAGCGAGTGGATCGACCGGCTGAAGAACTGCGGCGTGCCGATTGACCACGTGTACCTGCCGCACGACGCGCGCGCCAAGACGATGGCCACGCGCTTCACGGTGGTCGAGCAGTTCGCCCAGGCCTTCCAGTGCAGCGTGGTGCCCAAGACCAACTTGCAGGACCGCATCAACGCGGCGCGTTCGGTCATCCCGCACTGCAACTTTCACATCGACCGCTGCGCGCGCGGCCTGGAAGCGCTGCGCGCCTGGGCATTCAAGTGGGACGACGAGCGCAAGGTCTTCTCGTCCGAACCGGAGCACGACTGGGCCAGCCACGGCAGCGATGCCTTCTCGTATGGCGCGCAGGTGGTGCGCGAGCTGGTGCGCGAGAGCAAGCCCAAGGCGCAGCCCACGTACGACGGCAACTTCTACCCCTTCTCGCTGGACGAGCTGCACGAGCAGCGCGGCCGCCGCGAGCGCCGCATTTGAGGTGACCCATGGAGTACGACACCGGCACCGACCCCAAGCTCGACAGCGAGACGAGCAAGGGCAAGGGCAAGCTGCTCGACAGCGCCAAGAAGGCGCGCAAGTGGCAGACCGAGCTGAACGCGTCGAAGAAGTGGATGGCCCGCTTCACCAAGGCCGCGCGCGACTGCGAGAAGGCCTACCTCGACATGAGCGACGGCGAGATGGCTTCGCTGGCCTCCTACGCGGGCAAGACCAACCTGTTCTGGTCCAACGTGCAGGTGGTGCTGTCGGCGATCTACGGGCGCCTGCCCACCGCCGAGGTAAACCGCAAGTTCAAGGACTTCGATGACGACGTCGCGCGCGTGGCCGGCGTGATGATGCAGCGCATCCTCAACGCCGACATCGAACGCGAGCACGACGACACCAACGCAGCGATGCGCGACGCGGTGCAGGACCGCTTCGTCAGCGGCCTGGGGCAGGTCTGGTGCCGCTACGACGTCGAGACCGAGGAGTACGACGAGCCGGTGCTCGACCCGATGAGCGGCCAGCCTGTGCTCGATGAGCAGACGCAGCAGCCGATGACGCGCAAGGCCGAGCGCATCACCAACGAGGAGGCCGAAGTCGACTACGTGTACTGGGACGACTTCCGCTACTCACCGTGCCGGCGCTGGCGCGAGTGCCGCTGGGTCGCGCGGCGTGTGTACATGAACGAGGCGCGCTTGAAGAAGCGCTTCAAGCTCTCCGCCGAGCAGCTCAACATGGTGCCGATGCAGGCGCGCCAGGACAACGCGAGCGATGGCCAGGACGACGTGCTCAAGGCCACGCCGTTCAAGCAGGCCGCCGTGTGGGAAATCTGGGACAAGGAAGAGAACAACGTGTGCTGGTACGTCGAGGGCTGCTCCTTCGTGCTCGATGAGCAACCCGACCCGCTTGAGCTGGAGGACTTCTTCCCCTGCCCGCAGCCGGTGGTCGCCACGACGCTCACCAAGGCCTTCCTGCCGCGCCCCGACTACGCGATGGCGCAAGACCTGTACAGGGAACTGGACCGCGTCAACTCCAAGCTGTCGAACCTCACCGATGCGGTCAAGGCCGCAGGCGTGTACGACAAGACCGCCGGGCCCATCAAGCAGCTGCTGACCACCGCCGTCGAGAACTCCCTGGTGCCGGTCGACAACTGGTCGGCCTTCGTCGAGAAGGGCGGCATGAAGGGCGTGGTCGACTGGATGCCCATCGAGGCCTTCGTCAACGCCATCGTGCAGCTCAACCAGCGCAAGACCCAGCTGCAGCACGACCTGTACGAGGTGCTGGGCATCAGCGACATCATGCGCGGGGCCAGCGTCGCGAGCGAGACCGCAACGGCGCAGCAGCTCAAGGTGCAGTACGGGGGCGCGCGGCTGAGCAACCTGCAAAACGAGGTGGCCCGCTTCGTCAGCGCGGTGATGCGCATTCGCGCCAACATCATCGCCAACGTGTTCCAGGCCGAAACGATGCTCAAGCGCTCGCAGATCGAGCGCACGCCCGACGCGCAGTTCGCGCAGCAGGCCATCGAGATGCTCAAGGACTTTGGCACGAGCATGTACAGCATCGAGGTGACCAGCGACTCGCTGGCCGCGCCCGACTGGGCAGCCGAGAAGGAGGCCCGCACCGAGTTCCTGGGTGCGACCTCGAACTACCTCATGGCCGCCGCGCCCATCGTGCAGAACAACCCCGCCGTGGGCTCCTTCCTCATGAAGCTGCTGCAGTGGGCCGCTGCCGGCTTCAAGGGCGCCAAGACCATCGAGGGTGTGCTGGACGAGGCCGCGCGCCAGCTGCAGCAGCTCGCACAGCAGCCGCCCCCGCCGCCGCAGCCCACGCCCGAGGACGAGAAGAACAAGGCCCAGGCGGCCAAGTTCGGCGCCGAGGCCGAGCGCACCGCGAAGGAAACCGCGCTCATGCCGTCGCCACCGCCACAGCTCGGCCCGCCCGGCGCGATGCCCGGCGAGATGCCTCTGCCCGCCGGCCCTGGCACCGCCATGCCGATGCAGCCGCAGATGCCCGCGCCGATCAACAACATGCCCATGTGAGGACGCGACGTCATGGCAACCACCCAGGAAATCGACGCGGCACTCGCTGAGCTTCGCGCGGCCCGGCTGAAGCTGTTCCAGGCTTCGCAGGAGCGCGAGCAGATCGCACTGCGCCGCCAGCGCCTGACCACCTCACTGGCCCAGGCCGATGCGGCGATCACCGCCGCGCGCAGCGCGATGCTCATCGTCCGCCAGAAGGTGCAAGACCTGTTGGCCCAGACCGAGTCCAACCCACCGGCGCCCACGCCGCCCGTCTGACCATGCCGACGTACACGTTCCGCTGCGACAAGTGCGGCTTCATCACCAGCACGGTCATGTCCATCCGCGAGTACTGCGCCGCGCCGCCCGCCTTCGTGCACTGCGGCCAGCCCAGCGAGCGCTTCTTCGAGGTGGTGCCGGCCCTGGCGATCAGCAACGCCCTGGCCAGCGAGCGGCACTACGACGGGCTGCGTGCACCCGACGGCACCGACATCAGCTCGCGTGCCAAGCACCGCGCGTACATGAAGGCCAACAACCTGACCACCGCCGACGACTTCACGCAGACGTGGAAGCGCGAGGCCGAGGCGCGCGAGGCGCGCATGGCAGGTCATGACCCCACCCGCGCGGCCGACGTGGCCAACGCCATCAACCAGCTCGGAGGCTGACATGGCCGACCTCACCGAGACCAAACCGAAGTACCCCAGTGCCCTGGCGCTCGCGCGTGCCCTGCGCGAGGTACGCGAGTTCGCCGATCAGGCACGCATCCCCGAGGGCGTGCCGCTGCTCGGCGGAACTGGTCTAGGCCAGCTCATCATCGGCGAGAGCCCGGAGGGCGCCGAGCGCATCGGCTATGGCGAGCGGCTGACCAAGGGCAGCGGCCAGACGCGCCAGCTGCGCGACGAGGCACTCGACCTGGGCATGCTGGCCGGTGGCGTCGCCGGCAGCGCCGGCAAGGCCGCGCCCAAGGTGGCACGCGCGGCCGCCCGTGCGGTCGATGAGCTGGGCACGCCGGTGCCACGCATGCAGGCCGTGCGCGGTGGTGTCGACGTGGGCCCGCGCGCCGACATCGAGGCGGCGGTGGAGGCGAGCAGCGGGGATGCGCTCAAGGGGTTCGGCAAGGCCAAGGCGCAGCGCGAGAAGGCCACCGCCAAGCGCGTGGAGAAGCAGGCCGATGTGGTGGTCGAGCGCCAGCGCGGTCGCGGCGAGCGCGTGAAGCAGGAGCCCGACGTCTACCGCAGGATGTACAAGGCCGAGGGCGGCGACGCGGTGCTCAAGGCGGCCAAGCGCGGCGAGCACCTCAAGCCCGCACCCGAGGGCGGCTACATCGGCGCGCCGCGAACGGTGCTCACCGGGCCGCAGCTGGGCTCGATGCGCAAGAGCCTGGACGAGCAGTTCAATCGCGGCATCGATGCCCTGGCGCACGCCGACCCCGAGCGCCTGGGCACGTGGTACGACCGCGCCAAGGCGGCCCAGGCGCAGATTCACGAGCCGCACCAGCTCGACAGAGGGCTGGACCAGACCGCGATCTACAGCGCTGGCGTGTCGCCCGAGAGCGAGCTGGCGTTCGCGCTGAAGCACCAGAACAGCCGCGCGCTGGGCACCGACGACCTGCCGTACCGCAAGGTGCCGGCCGACACGCTGGACGAGGCAGTGGCCCAGGGGCGCAACGCCGAGCTGGGCCCGAAGGTGGCCGAGTACCGCAACAAGAACGACCCGCGCTTGCCCGAGGAAGGCCCCTTCGGCGTCAACGACTTCCGCATGGCCCAGGCCTTCGGCTACACCGACCCGAGCGGCGCGCCGTGGAAGGCCGGCGTGAGCGACACCATGCACCCGTTCATGGACGCGGAGACCGCGCTGATGGTCGACCGCGCCAACGCGCGCGGCGTGATGGGCAAGCGCGACTGGACCGGCGCCACGATGCAGGAGATTCCCTGGGTTCTGAACAAGGCCGAGGACATCTACGGGCGGGGCAAGAACG